TGATAGGGTCGCTAACATTCACGGCTCCATTTAGCGACTTAATGAAAATTGTATTACTACCTCTGGCAGTGAACATCTTTACCATGTGTTCATTGTCAATGTAGAATTGAACGTACTTGTTTGTAAACGTCCTTGAAGGGTTGCCATACGAATACTCAGAGATGCTTCCGACAGGATATCCATTCCATGAGCCGTTACGTATATCCGAAAGGACTCGGCTAACATCAGATTCGGTCCATGTATCGTTGCCAAAGTCATACAGTTCGAGTGTATTATTTCCTGTTCCACCAGCGGACAAAGCGTATATATACATTCTTGCTACCATGTCTGGGTCAGGTTCAGCATCGCCACCATAGTATGGAACAGGGAACTTAATAATCGGTAGATACACTTCACCAGTAAGATACAATTGAGCTTTTTCACCATTAGATACATTCAGGTCATTGGAAGCGTAGTAAGTATCTTGGCATGCATAAAAAATTGCACTATCGTTGGAATGGCTCTTTACCTTTTGAGGTGCAATCTCATCATGAACCACATTGAATGCAACATCTGAGGAGGGTACACGAGGGGTGTACACGAGTGTTCCAGAAGTCACTCCCGTAGGGAATGTCTCGCCATCGACAGGAACTGCGGTTATTCCATTCGAACTCACCGAAGTTACAACCATGTGAACTTGGTAAGATGAGTTGTACTGGAACGTAACATTGTCATTCTCGGCAAAGTTCCGACGGCAACTGATTCCGCTAGGGTCAGTTCCAGTAAAAGTAAATGTTACTGCTGAACCGTCAACTGCTGCCGATACGCTCTCTGTATACTCATACAACACCCAGCGTTCCCACACAAGGTCACTCCATGTGGCATGCGTGTATTCAGGATGATTCAATGCATTTATCTTTAATGGATTATGATACGTTTTGTACTTAAACGAAGTTTCGGTCGTTTCGATAACGATGAAGTCACCGAGATATCTTTCTCCAGGAGCTTTACCGAAAAGTCTACCCTGTCTTTCGGTATATACTGGAACATCAGAAACAGACCTACTGTACAGCGTTACAGCATCACCGACCTGCAATCCATGTGGCCCATCAGTCTCTACAACGACAGTTTCAACCTTATACAAGTCGCTATCGTCTGAACAAGAAGACGCCCTGCCACTAGGAAGCGTGGCCGGGTCAGTATAAATCCTACTGACATCTCCGCCAGCTATCTTGTGTTCAAGAACGACGTTCATCGGGTTCTTGACATACTCATTGGAATTAGAATATCCTAAAAACGAGAATGCGTCTTCAACGTCAGACGGTGAGAAGATACCGTTGTCTCCCGCATACGGTGCGGTAATCCAAGCCTCGGTATTGTTTGGCATAGAGCTAAAAGGTCGGTCATCGTCAAACCTCATTATCAGCTCTGTATTGAACTTTGATTTGGAACCATCAAACTTTGGTGGACGGTTAGGGTTTGTCCAGTCATTATATGAACCCGTTAGACGGGTCATACCGTTTCCATCATACACCATAAGTCCACTATTCGGAGTAACAGTGGAGTTAGGCGTATTCGCCGTTAAAAAATGACGAATACGGTAGTTTTTTATAGATACACTCTCGTCCCCATCAGTCGCCAGGAAACGGTACGCTTCTTTGTAATGTTGAGACATCTGTTGGAAATCTGCCTCGGATGTCATCAGCCGCATGTATAGATTTATCGCCATAATTCACCATTTTAATCAAAAAATAGTTTATACCCGTGGCACTAAATCGTAGCGGCAACAGCTTGGTCTTCCTGGTTCTGCAAAAGCTTACTTTTCCTCAGGTGCATGATGATATGCTCACCAAGGGCGTTAGTCATGTCAGTGAGGTCATTCTCGATTGCTTCTACGGGGAAATCCTCGGCAATCACGGTAGCCCGATTGATGTACTTTGGGGAATTGTTTGTCCATATCGTGTACATGAACCCGTCGGAACCGCACTTCACCGAAACCTCACGAATCGAGGCATTTCCACCGATTCCGACAAGGTAGTAGACCCCGTCGCTATTGTCGTAGTCGATAATCGTTTGATTTGACGGATTGTTGTAGTTCTTATCCCGCTGCAAGGCATCCATCTCGGCACCCGTCAGGGCATAAACCTCGACATATCCCGCATTCGGGAGTTCGAGTTTACGCACGGGTTCAATCTCGTTCTGGATGAGCAGCGTACTCAGCATTTCAGGGTCAATCTGGTCGTTTTCCAGCAAGTTTCCCGCCACCGCCTGCTGCAAGGTGGGGTCAATGGCGTCAGCCGAGTCGATTGCACCGAACTGGTACACATGGGTGTTGTTGTATGTGAGCATCTCGGTTATAAACGAACCGCCACCCCCATTGGTATCAATGCTTTCCAATGACTCCCCAGACAGGCGGAAGCAGGTGGAGAATATGAGGGGAACGCCGTCGATGACTATAAAGTACAACGGTTCCAGACTGTAAGTCGGATTTCCCTCATCACCCCCACGCACGATGAAGATGGGAACTATCTTGTTGTTGGCCTCACCAGAATCGACAAGCTCGTCGAGGTGTTCGGCAAAGTTCTCAACCATCGTGGATGCCGTATTCTCGTCCTCATGGACGTAGAAATCGGACATCAGGTAATAATAACGAGACATCAACATATTAAATCAGCTTCTTCAATGCGGAGGTGACCCTTTCGACGTAGGCGGCGTCCGCATTCTTGTTGGATTCCAGCTTTTCGATAAAGTCGGCGACACCTTCCTTGATGACTTTCGGAACATCTTCATCGCTGAACGACTTGACGAAATCGTCCTTAATCTTGGCCAGCTTTCCCATTTCGATTACGGCACCAGCCTTCTTGAGTTCTTCGGCGGTCGGGACGAACTTGTCATTGAAATCGTCGATGACGAGACGGATAGGAATTGTGCAACGGATAAGGTTGATGTAACGTCCGATTGCAATTCTGTCGCTAATGGTCAAATCAATAGTCTTGCTCATGATAATCCCTGTAAAATATAGGTACTTCCGTCTATAAAATACATTTTTCGAGCGACATTATGCACCCAGGGGGTATAAACTATTGGTAAAACACCAAAAAATATAATTTACTGTGTGAATATGGGTGAACTTTATAGATACAACGGCCTCCCAGTCTTTCAAGTGGACTTGTGCGATTTCCGTACGATAGTCGATGCGGAAGTAAACAAGCGGCGTCTTTTGTCTAAGAACATCCTGAACGAAGCATTGAAGGAATTCTACAAATCGGAACGAAAACCAACCTTTTACGTGATGTTCGAAGGCATCAGATTCAAGTACCCCAGGTAGGAAATTATGCTCTTTTCATCAAAAAAGAAAAACCCCGAAAATGTAGCGTCGATGGTCATGACGCACGTAAGGAACTACGGTGAGAACAACCCGAAAGGCGAACTGTTCGACCGAGTGTTCAACGGCGAAGACCTCTACCGCAACATATCCAGGTCTAAGAACGCCGTAGGACAGGGCGTCCAGCAGATGATGTACCCGAACGGGTTGTCACCTGACGGATTCTCCACCTACATGCCGACCATAATGATTAACGATGGCCAGATTGACCCGAGCAAGGTACAGGACACCATCGCCGAAAACCAGGTTCAGCTATACTGGCGAAACAATGTGGAACGCATGTTGAAGTACAACATCATCGCCACCCGCTCAGAAGTGAACGAGTCCCTGACCCAGATTTGCAACGAGGCAATCTACAAGGATGACAAGGGCGACATCTGCAGCTTGCAGGTGAACGAGTACTCTGGAATTGCGGAAGTGACCAAGATGAGCTTGCAGACAATCTTCAAGAGGGACGTCCTCAGGAAGATTTGCAACTTCAAGAACACGGCATGGCAATACATGAAGAAGATGCTGACCGAAGGCCGTATCTTCCTCGAAGTCGTATATGACGAATCGACCAACGAAATCGTAGGCTTGAACCTCCTCCCTGGCGAGAACATGATTGTGGTTGTCCAGGACAACATGATTATCGGCTACCGCCAGATGTTGACTGGAACCTACGCCCATAGCAGCAAGAACTACATCGACTACTCCCCGAACCAGATTTTGTTCCTCTCACTCGACCTTTACGGCCCAGGTGGCGTGAACGACCCGAGGTCCATTCTCGAACCAGCAGTTAAGGCCCATAACCAATTGAACACGATTGAAGACAGCGTTGTTATGTACCGTGTGCTTTGGGGTTCCGAAAAGATGGTTCTGAAAGTGGACGTGGCTGGCCAGCCTAAACCACAGGCTGAAGCGACCATGAAGGAACAGGCCAAGATGTTCAGCCGACAAATCGACTATAACGCCACCACGGGTGAAATCACCAACTGGGGTAAGGCGATAGGTCTGTCAGAACACTTCATTATCCCTGTCAACGGCAGCTCCTCTGGTTCCAGCATCGAAAGACTCCAAGGTGGCGACCAGTTGGGAAACATCGACGACCTTAAATTCTTCAAGAGGAACCTCGTTAACGCATTGATGGTTCCCCCTGGACGTATCACGGCATTGGCTGGAGACAACGTCAACTACTCCAACGGTAAGATTGGCGAAGTCACGCAGGCGGAAGTTGCCTTCGCTCGACTCGTCGAACGCTACCAGACACCGTTCGAACAGGGCCTTGTAAGGCTGTTCATCATGGTGCTGAACACAAGGAAGGAGTTCAACGAAGAGATTAAACTCGAAGAGAACTTCGATATCAAGTTCAAGCGAAGCAACGGTTTCCAGAGCTATATCGACGCCGACGTTTGGACTACCCGACTGTCCGTGTTCTCCCAGATGATGGAATACGCCGTGAAGGACGAAGCCCCGAACAACCCGCTTTCACAGGAATACTGCCTCCGTTACGGTCTAGGCATTTCCGATGCAGACCTCACCCAGAACCGCAAGTGGCGTGAACACGAACAGAAGGTTCTTCTCGGTGAAGAAACCGATGTCGACAGCGGTGGCGAGGGCGGCCTGAACGAGTTCGGTGGTGGCGGCGAAATGGCCCCTGCACCCGAGACAGGAGCCTTCTAGGAAAGCCAGCAGGATATGGCAGCTGCTCAATAGCCCTCGTACCAAGTACGGGG